AAGCTCATTCCGGAGGCGGCAGCAGGATGCAAGGCTGTCAACGCTATCGCTCATATAGACAAAAAAGCTGAGACCTCTGCTCATGAAATTTGCGCAGTTCCAACGGAACGCTTCATCAGCGAAGCCATCCTTTGTTGTGAGTAGGCTTGCGGTAAGCACTGGGAAAGTCAAAAGCTCTTTCTGTCTCTCCCTCCGGAACCACTCCATGAAGAAGAACTGCAAGTCTCTTGTGCTCTGCATATCAACCTGTGTTCCATCCGGATAATAGAAGGCGCCAAAAAGCTCCTGCATGTAAGGTGCATCAAGAACGCTGATGTTCCAGAATACGGATTGATCGCCCCGAGCGGATGCAGGCTGATTCAGAGCATAGACAACGCCCTGAAGTTCCTGCTCGATCTCCTTCTCATGCGTTGTAAGATAATCTTTGCCGTAGGTCTTTCGGGCAAAGTAGTCAAACATATGCAGGAACTCAACCGTTGCAACGGCACCGGCGAAGTTGCTCGCAATTTGATAGAACAACACTCCCGGCGCCGCCACAAAAGGACTGAAGGTTCTTCGGGGGTCCGGAGACGCCTCCGAGGCTCTTTGTCCCCTCCAATAGAAAAGGATAGAGGCTGATGGAAGCACAGTAAGGTTTAAGACTGGTCTCGTCATGGACGTAAACCAGATGATCTTTAAGGTCTTTGAGATAGTCCTCAACTGCCCGCTCCCCAAACATCTGACGAAGCTTCTCACAGACCTTCGCCCGGTTGATCTGGATGGTGAGAGGCTTGTAAAGCTCTGCCTCCAGGGTGGCAAGGGTCTTATGCGTGACGTTGGCATTGCTGTCAACCTCGCTGCCGGACGCTGCGTTAGTGGCATTGATGTAGTTATCTATAAAGGACTGTCTGTCCTGAAGCTGCTCAGAGGTTAGCTGCATAATGCTCCTTTCTGTTTGTCTTGAAAGAGGTAAGTCCTGTCATGGAAACGAGTACGGACACAAAGGTAGGTGTCTGTCCTATCCATGCATATGTACTCCTCTACCTCATAAAAGCGTTGGTTGGTCCGGGGGCTATCTAGTCCCCCATATTCTTCCTTGTAACTCCCTGTTTTCAGCCATGAAATACTAGCTACTTTCGCAATCTCTTTGTCATACTCCTCATTATCTGAACCGGAGTAAAGACAAACAGGAAGAATACAACTAAGGCGCTGAAGGAGTGTAACAAGATCATGCTTGCTGATGCCGTTGGTCGTGCCCCCCATTATAAGGATGGCGTTCGCCCCCTTCATCATCTGCTCCTCTGCAATGCCTTCAAGTTCCTCAATAGGTGTAATGGCAAGCACCTGCTGTTCACTGAGATGCGGGCTATGGCACCCGGCACATCCCTGCGTACAGTTGCCTAGTTCAAAGTAGACGGCAATACGCCCGGGGATTTCGTTCAAGGTGATTCCACTCGATACAAGCGGAACTAAAATGGACATTCTGCATCTTCTCCTTCCTGTACCTCCTCTACATCGAGGGGGTCAATCTCTTCCAAACGATTGGTCTTTTTGTTAAAACGTACTTTGTCTGCGAGGCCTGTGTTGCCTGTGAAACGGCACTTCAGATCACGCAAACGTAGGGTGTTGCGGTCATCTTCACTCTCTGCCTGCTGATCGCGCTCTAAGGCAAGGATGGTATCGGGGAGCTGCTTCAGGCTGCCGCTGCCACGCAGGTCATCCAATGTGATGGTGCCTCCCTGCTCGAAGGGGCAGGACTTTGTGTCTGTCTTGCGTAGATGGGAGACAACAATAATACCTGCTTTGGTCTCCTCTATGAGGCTCCGAAGGGCTGTCATAAGGCGATCAATAGTACGGCGCTCATCGACCGAAGTATCATCCATGGCGGTGACAGCGATGGTGATGTGGTCTAAAACCACAAAATCACATCCACCGGTGACAATCATGTAGCGAATCTTGTCAAGAAGGTTGTCGCTCTCAATACTGCCAAAATGGTCATAGAGGAGGATGCCTCCGTCACCAAACACCTCGTTGTAATGCTCCTCGATCTCAGTCTTGGTTTTGTCATTCCACATGAGATGCAACGGCTTGCTGAGATGGATGGACATGAGGTCACGCAGGGTTTTCTTCGGAGATTCCTCTAGCATCACCATGCCAACCTTCAGCCCGTCGCGCATATGCAGGGCGTAGGCAAGCTCCCGGGCCATTGTCGATTTCCCGATGCCGCTCCCGGCGGTGAGAAGCAGAAGCTCCCCCTTTCGGATGCCGTGTGTCATGCGGGTTAGTTCAGGCGCCCACGGAAAGGCATAGCTATCTATGTCTGCATCATCTGCAAGGAGTGTGCTGAGCATATCCTTTGCATTGTGGATGCCGTCAGGTCGATATTCTTCAGCGTTCCATATAGCCGACACGATGTAGTCAGGGTGTCCGGCAAGAAGGCATTCGTTGGGGTCTTTGAGCGGTAGATGTCCAATCTTCAAACGGCCCGGAGGCAGGATTCCGCTGAGCTTCTTGACTGCCTTTTGTCCGGCTTCGTCCTCGTCAAAGATGACGACGATCTCCTCGAAGCCTAAGAGCCAATCAAGGTTCTCACGGAATATCTTATGTGCACTCTGGCAGCCGAAGGGAATGGAGACAACAGGATATTTGTTCCCCTGCACCTGCGACACGGTGAGGCAGTCGATCTCGCCCTCTGTGATGACGAGCTTTCGCCCACTGTGGAAGAGGTTCTGCCCGAAGAAGCGATGCTGCTTCTCGCCTAAGACACAAAAGTTTTTGTCTTTGTCCCTGGTCTTTTGGAATATAATGCGTCCCTCATCACCATAGTAGTTGGCGACTTGCAGCGGGTTGCCGTGATTATCCCGTGTGCATGTGTAATGGTATTTGTGGCAGGTGTCCTCGCGGATGCCGCGTGCTCTGAGCGCACGATACTCCATATCTCCCATTGGGATAAGCCCCTTGGACATGGGTGCGTTCCTCCTTCCTCCTCCGGTCGGCGTCCACTTCTCACAGACAAAACAAAAGGTGTGGTCTGTGTACTCTGTCATGCCGTCGCTGCTCCCGCAGTCGGGGCAAGGCAGATGGGCGTTAATGATGTCTGACATAACCCCTCCTAGTAGACGGGTGTGACGTTGTGCTCCCGTGCGATGGTGTCAATAGCGGCGCGTTGGAGTGCCGTGCTCTGCCCCTCAGGTGCTCCCATAAGGAGGATGCAGATGCTGTCCTGCCATCCCTCAATGGAGGGGTCGGCGTGCTGCGTAACGGGAATGCCCGCCTCGGCTCTGCCATCCGGGTGGATGATGTAATGAAAACCAACGCTGAACCACCCGTCTCGCATGACGTGCTTCTCGTACTCGTTGAGCGGAATGTCAGCCATACTGTAAGTAATGTGGATTCCTTTGGTTACATCACGCTCCTTAAATTGTAATCTCTGCGGGTTCATATTCACTTCTCTTTCTTTTTGGTCTTATTCATCAGCCCTGTTGTGTCCTTCATTGATTCATTGAACCATGATGCAGGGATGAGTTTTGCTGCATAGCGAAAGCCATGCTTCTCGCACCAATCGGCATAGGTTGTCTGGCTGCCTTTATATAGCTTGTGTTTAGGGCTGCTGAATACGAACCGTATGTCAAGATGCGGATATTGTTTTTTGATAAGCAGATGCTTCTGTCGATCAGCGGTCTCAAAGAGGCCCTTTGCCTCAATAATGATGCCGTTGGATAAGACAAAATCAGGGGTGTAGGTGTGGACGCTCTCGGGGATGGTATAGGACAGCTTGCACTGCTCGTAGACCTCTTTCTGCTCAATGGTTTTGATCTGTGCTGCAATGCTGTCCTCTAATCCCGAGCGGTGTCCGCGGGAGGGCTTATAGCTATACCTCCCGCCTGCTAGTCTCCTCAGAAGTCGCCATCCTCTCCGGGAGCCGCCTCGT